ACTGAATTATCTTCAAGACTTTTTGAAATCGTGAAACAAAATTTTCCTGAAACAAAAAGGCCCGATTTAAAAAAATGGGCAAAAGAATTTGACCTCATTTTGAAAACCGATAAACGGAAATTAGAGGATGTGGATTTAATAATCAAAAAGCTCGCAGACCCGACTTGGTTCTGGACAAAAAATATCCGAAGCCCTGGGGCAATGAGGGGGACTTGTAAAAATGGATCGGATAAGTTCGTGGCGATATTGAGTGATATTAAGCCAGAGAAACACGACAACCACGAAAAGCCACTCTCTGAACACGATAAACAGGAAATCTGCTTTAAATGTGGGAAACATCTTATCTATCACAATGATTCAGATTGCCAGTTTGAATCGGTTTATGACCACGAACATAAATTTGATTTAGAGGAGGTGAAAAATTGATTATTGAAATCAAATACCGGAAGGCGAAAAGAAACGGATTTACCGGTCTGCCTTATTCCTTGAACCGCTGGCAGGCTATGCACTGGAGTTATCGGGACAGAATCACTAAGGCATGGAAAAGAATCGTATGGGAACTGTTATTAGGTCAGTCATGGACTTGCCTCGACCGGGCGACTGTGAAAATTACGGTTTATAAGGCTGGGGTGCAAAATGATGTGGATAACATCTGCGTTAAGCCAATCCTTGACGCCCTGACCTATTGCGCTGTGATTCTGGATGATAAGCCGGAAGTTATCGGAACGCCGATTATAAAACAAGTTCGGGTAAAACATCTTGCCGAACAAAAAACAATTGTGGAGGTAATTGGAAATGGCGAAAAATGTGAAAACAATTGAACGCCATAAACACAATGGGCTGCTGTTTATGGAAAACGATTTTAACCCTGAGAATTTTTCGGAAGATGATTTATACGAAATCTCGCGGATGGTAAAGGAATCAACGCCGGAATCTTATCTGCGGGGAATGAACACTTCCCGGAAACGGGCCGACCAAGACGATGAAGACCCGAGAGAATTTTGGTTAGGGAATTAGGAGGAAAAATAAATGCCAAAACAAAAATCAATGACGTTAGATGGTGATGTTGTGAATGAATATTTTGAATCCGACTCCATAGAGTCCTGCCTTGTTGACCTGATATGTTGGCTGAGAGGAGGGAAGAAATAATGATACCGAATATGAGAGCATTTGACAAAGTCAGGCATGAAATGGTTTACGCCACCATCGAGAAATATGACGATGGGTTTGCTTATCGCTTCCCACACTTCGATGATGATGACCCTATTTACATGATGGGAACAGGAATACCAGACAAGAACGGAAAAGAGATTTATGAGGGGGATGTAATTAGCAGCGGAACATCTTACGATTTAGAAGTTTTCTGGAATGTAAGCGGATGGTGGGTAAGGTGGAAAGATGGGGACTGTGAAGAGATAACCAGACTTGAAAAAGATGATGGTATTTTTGTTATTGATAAAAACGGGAAAATGAAATACATGGAAATTATAAGAACAATCCACGACAAGGAGGAAGCGAAATGAAAATGAAAGAGAATGGGAAACAGGTGCATGAGGAGGTGGAATGATGAAGCATACACTTTATAAACCAGAATATGACCAACTTGCCTATGAATCCGCCGTGAAGGGCGCGTATAAAATCCAAGACCTTGCCATATTGTTGGATGTCCAGATGCAGACCGTGGTCAATTGGCGGACAAGGCACCCGTCATTCAAGAGGGCCGCAGAAAAAGGTAAGGCTGAATATCTCCAGAAGCGGGCCGTATCCAGAATCAAGAAACCTGCCAATCATGGCGATTATGCCAAGTCCTGCCGGATGGCGACCAAATGGATTGATGAGCGTGAAGGGACGAGCAAGAAGAGAAGATTCGAGACGAATTATCTATAGGGGGTTCTATGGCGGTAAATGAAAATTACATTGAAAAACCAACCAGAAAGATTCTCTCCTACCTAAAACACGGGAAGATATTAGGCTATGAGGAAAATGGCGAGAGGGAGTTTGAATATATCCTGAGCAACCGGAATGCTAAGCACCTTCAGGTCAGGGACAAGATTATCAGCAAAATTGAGGAGCTGGGGTTAATCCGGTTGGTGAAGGTTAATGAAGACGCCGGGGTCATTAACTATGAAATCGTGATGACCGAGAAGGGCAATGAGTTTCTTAATTCACTCCCGGCCATGACTGAGGAGTTGGGTCATGACAAGGCTCACCCGGCTGTCAATATCCGGGTAACGGAAAAGGAAATTGAGCGCTACCGGAGGGCTTCTATCGCCCTGGGGATTCCGCTATGCAATCAGAAAATGCCCAATGTCGGGCGATTTGTCCGGGCAGCGGCGCTTGTGGTCAGCTATTTAATTGAAGACGAAAGGATAAAGTTATGAATTTAATAGAAGCATTTTTATACCTACGGTCAAATCCAGGGTCGTTTGTCTACATGAAAGGGGTTGAATTTTTTAAGGCTACCCTGAATGAGGACAGAAAGATGGTATGGGATGACGGGTCATTAATATCAGTTCAACTTGGCAACCTCGATGGCTGGGAAAAGGAAATCAAGAAGGGAGCAAAGTTTTAATGGCTAAAGAACCTAAAATCAATTGCGCATATTCTAAACTTGTCCCGATAGATAAGGTTATCCCGAATCCAAGGAACCCGAATCAACACCCTGAGAGCCAGATTAAATTACTGGCTAAGGTTATCCAAAACCAAGGCTGGCGCTGCCCGATAACAGTATCTAACCTGTCAGGCATGGTGGTCCGGGGTCATGGTCGACTTATGGCTGCCAAGCTCCTAGGATGCGCTAAAGTGCCGGTTGATTTCCAGGATTACGAATCGCCGGAAATGGAAATGGCTGACCTGATAGCCGATAACCGAATCGCTGAACTGGCTGAGATTGATTTACCAACCTTAAAGGATTTACTGCAGGAATTGGATACCGGGGATTTAGATATGGAATTGACGGGGTTTGATGACGCCGGGATGGAAAATATAATGACCGAATTTTACATTAATAATGGCGGGCTTCCTGAAATAGATTCGTTTTATAAAGACAATGAATATGTTGGCGAGACAATGCCAGAGGAGAAAAAATGTCCGACTTGCGGGAGAAAATTAAAACTTGGAACGAAATTAAAGCCTCAGAAATCACAGCCAAAGATTTAGGTATAATAACCCACAGTAATAAACCTGATATTTATGCTAAATATAGCCAAGGCAAAGCGATAGCTTATTGCCCAGGATTACCTATTACCGATGAATATCAATGGTATATTTGCCTTGCCCACATGGGGGACGTAGGCAGGTATTTTAAGGCGGGAGGAAAGCCAGAAAACTTAATTTTACATTTTCTTGATTTCGATACCGGAAGAATTGACCCGCTTTGGAGTGTAAACGGGTTTAAAAGAAGAATCGATATTTTTAAAGAAAATAAAATAAATGCCATTATAAGCCCTGATTTCTCATCTTGGGCTGATTATCCTTACGCAGTCCAGATCTACAATTACTATCGAAGCTCAGTTCTGACAAATGATTTCAGTAAGGCTGGATTTGATATTATTCCTAACGTATGCTTTTCTGCTCCCAAACTAAATAATATCAGCATATCTGTATGGGGAAATCGGCAAGATTTAATATTAATTGACGCTAACCATATTGGACGGAATGAGAATAACATAAAAAGATTCATGGATGGCTTAAGTGATGTTGTCTCAATGTTGCACCCTAAAAAAATATGGTTATGGTCTAAAGTTTTGGGAATTATACGTCCTGCTTTACAGGCATATCCTGATATAATAGACATTGTAGCACCGAGGAATTATGTTTTATATAAACTTTATCATCATAGAAAGAAGGTGAAGAAAGATGGCTAAAGCTGGCGGAAGCAGGGCAGAGGCTAAAGCAAGAACCTCTCGGATTGTTACTCGGATTATCAACCGAAGCCGCAGAGGTTCTTCAGGGAGACGCAGGCGGTAACATATTTTATTTCTATGGGCGTGGGGAAACCTGCGCCTATTCTTTTTATAAAAAATTATCCGGCAAATGGAAGGTGAAGGGGTAATATGTTTCAATCCACGCCCCTGTGCAAGGGGCGACGGACAACCTGCAAGATGGCGATATTAAACAATCGGAAGTATATAGGGATTGATATTAGCCAAGAATACTGCGATATTGCCCGGCATAGGGTAATGGAAGCAACAAATAGAAGCATTTTAGAGCCGGAATTGTTAAAGAATAATTAGGAGAAGCCTGCAAGACATTCACCATCACGACTATGACATTTATAATTAAAACATGGGTATTTTAAAGGCAAAATGGCCGGATGTAAGACACAGGTATGTAACAGGTAACATCAGTAAATCACAATTAGCCCGTGAGGTTGGAGTTGGCGGTAAACATTTACTCAGGGTGCGAGCATGGGTGTCAATATTGCTATGCACCGAAGTGCCTGCACGTCAACAAGGAAAGTTTTCACAATTCCCCGAAATGGCGGGAGAATGTACTTGAGTTGCTTGAGAAAGATTTGAATAAAATGTGGATGAATGGAGACAGGAGAAAAGTTTTATTATGCTTTACGACTGACCCGTATCAGGGAACGGAAGAGTTTAACATCCTAACCCGTAAATGCTTAATTCTTTTCGTAAAATATGGAGTTCCATTCCAGATATTGACCAAGGGTGGAATGAAAGCGGCCATGGATTTTGACCTTTACTCTAAAAATGATTCCTTAGTACCCCGGACGCCTCTTAACAATGCGAACCAGCTGGGGGCTTTTTTATTTTCAAGAATCTACCTATAATTATGGCATGGGAAAAATTAAGGCTGACTGGGAAAGGATAAGACACAAATACATCACACAGGGAATATCCAAGTCTGATTTGGCGAAAGAGAATAAATTAAGTGTTTCGTATCTAACCAGAAAATCATTAAAGGAAGGCTGGGACATTGAAAAGGAACGATTTATAGAACGCACCCGCCGGGAATCAGAAGCAAAAGCCTCAGCCGCCATCTCTGGTCTCGCCTCGAAACTGGACAATGCCACCGCCGCCGTTGCAGCTAAAGGTATCGCAAAAATCCAAAATAGCCTGCAAAAGGATGACCTTCTACCAGTTGAAATCTCCCAATTAATGAAAGCCGCCATTGACGCACAGCGGCTTTACAAGATTTCCCTAGGGGAAACGCAATCAGCCGATGGCCAGGTAATCATTAATTTCATCCCCGCCAAATCCAAAGACGATGCCGACCTTTGATGTTACCTATACCAACGTTTTCTGGAAAACCAGAAGCTCCAACAAGCCTCTGATTATCAATGTCGGAGGAACGGGGTCAAGTAAATCATATTCACTGACCCAATTGTTTGTCCTTGACCGCCTGTTTTCATGCCACAAACGGAAGATGCTTATCGTTCGTAAAACCCTGCCGTCATTAAAGAAATCCACATATGAGGAAGCCCTGGGAATCATCCAGGACATGGCATTAGAGAGTTTCATCTCCATTAACAAAACCGACATGGTTTGGGAGTATAAACCTAACCGGAACAAGATTTTCTGGGGGTCATTGGATGATGCCGGAAAATGGAAGTCAACCGCATTTAATGATATCTGGATGGAAGAGGGCATGGACTATGAGTACCACGACTATCAGGTGCTTTCCCTCTACAACCGGGCCCCGGCGACCGATGGACTACCCAATCAGTTCTATATCTCCGAGAACCCCGTAGATGAGTTCCATTGGACAAAGACACAGATAATAGACCAGCTGCCCAAGGATTCATTCGAGTTGATTCATTCGACCTACAATGACAACCCTTATTACCCTGAGGATAAAAAGAAGCAATTAGAATTAATTGCTTTGACGGATCCAAACTTCTATCGAATCTATAAACTCGGCGAATGGGGCATACTGGAAGGCTTAATCTATACGAACTACGACATTGTGAGCGAGTTCCCGACAGAGGGCAACTTCTACATGGGGCTGGATTTTGGTTTTAATGACCCGACTGTCCTTGTTGAACATTGTGAAAAAGACCGTGAAATCTGGGAACGGGAACTATTTTATGAGTCAGGATACACCAACGCCGATTTCATTAAGTGGCTCAATGCGAACGAGATAGACAAGAACATCCCTATCTATGCCGACTCAGAAGACCCGAACCGAATCGAGGAAATCAGACGGGAAGGGTATAACATCATACCCGCCAAGAAGGGCAAGGACAGCGTTTTATCTGGTATTAACTTCTGCAAGAAATTCAAATATCACATTCACGAAAATAGCGTTAACATCAAGCGGGAGAACAAATCATACTGCTGGCAGGTCAAGAATGGTAAGCTCCTGGACATCCCGAACCAGAGCAATGACCATTCGATGGATGCCCGCCGATACGCCGATGTGGGGCATCTAAACCGGCAGGAAACAAAGGTGTGGTTTGCGTAATTAATTTCCAATCGAGTGCAAGGCTTTCACTTTTAGAAATAAATTACATAGAATGGAATCAATGGGATTCTTTAAAGGACTCATAAACAGGTTTAATACGGGAGACAATGCCCTGTCCTCCCTCTACTCTTTTTTCTCACCCTATAAAAATTGGGAATATTCCCCGACGCATTTAACCGACCCGTATTCACAGACTGCCATCGTTTACGCTGTCATCAACAGAATATCCATGACCGTGCAATCCCTGCCTATAGTGTGGTATCAAGGGACACGGGGCGATGACCAGAATAAAAAACCGATTAAAACATTCAGGGCAGACCAAAAAGCAATCTCTGACCTGATTAATTATCCCAATACCATCCAACGGGGACAGTTCCACCGCATTGTCATGAGTTATCTTGACCTCTACGGGGAAGCCCCGATATTCCTGCATAAAACTACCGAGCAATCAGCCATCACGATGTTGGAGATATTAAATCCCGTGTCATTGCAGGAGCAGACACAGACAAGCCCTGATGGGCGGATTATGTTGACTGGATGGCAATATGGGAATCTGAAGATTGAGCCTTGGAATCTGATTAATATCAGATATTTCAATCACTCTAACCCCTTCCGTGGACTGTCTCCACTCGACCCTGCCGGTATTCCATTGCGTGAATCCTTCTACGCAGACCAGTTCAATGAGGCATTTTTCCGCAACGGGTGCGACCCCGGGGGCGTGTTGATTGCCAAGAACCTGGGCGACACTGCCAGAAAATTGTTAGAGAAATCGTTTGAGGATAGACACTTAGGGCCGACTAACGCAAAAAGAAATTTAATAATTGAGGGAGATGGCGACTATAAGCCGCTGCCAGTTAATAATCGGGATATGGAGTATGCCAGGCTAAAAGAGACATCTGTGAATGAAGTTTGCATGGTTTTCAATATTCACCCCGATATTATCAAACCTTCATCTGCCGCAAAACTGTTTGATGACCGCAGCATTATAGCCAAATCCTATTGGGAGGATTGTATAATTCCCCGCTGCCGGTTGATTGAAGACCAGCTCTATTATGGCTTGTTTGAGAAAACCGTTGGTATCTGGTTCGAATATGACCTGTCGGGCGTGAAAGCCCTGCAAGATGACTTTGATAAACAGGTAACAATAGCCATAAAACTTCAGCAGCTGGGTTACACCCTGAACCAAATCAATCAGAAATTAAACCTTGGCATGGATGATGTTGAATGGGGTGATGAGAATCCAGGAGCATTTAATCTTGACTTGCTACAGCCCGCAGCCCCTGCCGATGGAACTCCTACACCTGCTGACAATGCGGCGAAATTGGCTCTGGCTAATCAAAATAACGATAACAAGCAAATTGTCCGCAAGTCGTTCACGAAGGCGCAGAAATCGGCAATCTTCGAGGAATTTAAACAGCTCCAAGAACCTCTTGAGGCGAAATTCAAATCGAAAGTGTCCCGGTTCTTTTTTGAACAGCGGAATAAGGTCTTGAAACGCCTCAACGCCGATATTGACGGGAAGTCATTTGCTAAATTCAGCCATAACCTGATTAATGACGATGAAGAAATCGCATTGCTCAGAAAATATCTTGAACCACTGTATGAGCTGGGCTTAAAAGCCGGGGCAACCTCAACCGCAAAACGGGTATCAGATGTTGGATTTGTATTCTCCCCATTGGATGAGCGCTTTCAACGGTGGAGCAATAAGCGATTAAAAGAGATTCTGCCTAACATCGTGGCAAATTCAAAACGAATCATTATGAAAAATGTATCCGAAGGAATTGCCAACGGTGAATCTATAGACCAGATTGCCAAGCGGGTTAGGGAATCATACAACATGGTTGCCAAGCGTTCATTCACCATCGCCCGCACCGAATCCGCAAGCATGATTAACGCTGGGCGCTACGAATACATGAACGGTTCCCCCGATATTGCCAATCACGTTTGGGTTACGGCAGGGGATGAAGCTGTCCGAGCAGAACATCAAATTGACGGGGAAGTGGTGCAAGTGGGAAGCAAGTTTTCAAATGGCTTGCTATTCCCGAATGACCCAAGTGGTGAGGCGTGGAATGTCATAAATTGCCGATGCACGACAGTGCCGGAGGAAAATAATGAGTAAGAAAAATGAAGAAATAGCCATTAAACCTGGAATCGTAAAAGGTTTTTATGGTGTCATCAAGTCAGAAACCATAGACGAAACCGCCAAGACGGTGTGGGTCAAGGTTTCCGATTCTTCCCTTGACCGAGATAATGAAGCAATCCTTACCGATGGATGGGACTTTAAGAATTACATGAAAAACCCCATCTTTATCGCCTGTCATGATGCGTGTGAGCTAATCAGTATTATCGGCAAGACCATTAATATCGAAATTCGACCCGACGGGCTTTATCATCAATTCCAATATTTTGTTGGGCAAGGTAACGAAACCGCAGATTGGGCATGGACATTGGTTAAAAATGGTATCGCTTCATTCTCAGTTAGGTTTTATCCTCACTCCGTGCTTTATCCGGGGGATGACGTATTCAACCAGGTATTCCAGAAATTCAGCGAGACTTGGGGCGGTAAAGTTCCCCGGGCTATATTCGATAAAAATATTGAATTACTGGAAGTGTCGCAAGTGGTTATTCCGGCTAATCCGAACGCTGTCCTTGAAGCCCGGAAATCAAGCGATAAATTTATCAGTGATGTTGCCAAACAGATTCAGGAAAAAAATCTCGTGGACAAATCCCCCACCGTGATAAGCGGAGAGGACCCAGCCACTACCCCAAACCACACAAGCCCTCCTTCTTGCGATGGAAAACTCCCGGCTGACCTCTCCGCCGCTTTGAAATCACTCACCACGGATGACCTTTCCTTCATTCAAGACCTATTCCGTAAAGTCATTCGTGAAGAAATGAAACCATTGTTGGAGATGTTTAATTCTGACAATGGCGATATATCAGATACCTTCCCTTACACTCCTGCCAGTCCAGACGACAATGGCAAGGCGGTGCAACAGGAAAAGTATAAATGTGATTTAAACCAAATCAAGAATGTTATCGAGAAACAGGCTGACGAGCTGAATCAAGCCATCGCCGGGATGTTTCCGAAACACAAAAAAAACTAAGAAAGGAATTAAAATGGCTGAAGAAAAAACCATGACCATTCAGGATTTACAGCAAGAATTACTGGCAAATCACAAAAGCACGTTAAAGCAAATTGAAGATTTGTCAACTCTTATCCAAAGCAGCACTGTCAATAAAGATGAGATTGGCAAGCAGATTGACGAATTAAAGGCGAAACAGGCAACCTTGGAAGCACAAATCAAGAACACTTCACAGGGCGCCAGTGTGGATATTTCCAAAAAAGAAGCCGCCAAATTCAGTTGGGCGAAATGCTGCAAGGCGGTTGCCACTGGAAAATGGGACGGTGCAGATTTTGAAAAAGAAGTTTGTGAAGCTGCCGAAAAAAACATGAAGGCAGCCACTGACCACACCACCACCACTGAATCGGCATTAATCCCGGTTCAGGTATTAGCAGGAATTATTGAGCCTTTACGGGAACAAAGCCCGCTTGGTCGCTTGGGCGCTACTTTCCTGCCCGGGTTAATCGGACAGAGAGTCGAAATCCCTGCGTTAACCGGAAGCACTACCGTTTATAACGTGGCTGAGGGTGCGGCTGCCACTCAGAGTAAAGTAACCACCACTAAAAAAAGCCTCGAACCTAACAAGTTTGTCGTCTATGTCGGGATGACCCGTGAGGCGATGGACTTTACCCAGCCCGCCATTGACGCTTTGTTGCAGCAAGACATGATTGCCCAACTCAATCTTGAAATCGGATATAAAGCCCTAATGGGTATCGGCGCAGATTCTGAACCTCTAGGACTTGTCAATATTGACGGAATCACCAAGGTCGCCCACAACGCAGTATTTACCCCGGACAATGTGATTGATTGCGAAGGGTATCTGGATGACGACCATGCACTTATTGGTAATCTCGGATTCCTCGCCAACGGTAAGGTCTGGAGGAAACTGCGGAAGCTGAAAGTCGACAATTATACCGGGCAGACCACCAACCAGGCGTATTTGCTGAACACCCTGACCAATCAGAGCCTGAAAGACCTATTGGGGTATAACTTCGAGTCCTTCAGCATGATACCTGTCGCTTCTAATGCCACCTCTACTATTTTTGGTAATTGGGCTGACATGGTTATCGGCTCTTGGGGTGGAATGCGGATTGAACAATCACGAGAAACCGGCGATGCTTTCACGAATGACAAGGTTTATATCAAGGTGGTTACTTACGCCGATGTTTTCGTTCGGCATGATGAGAGCTTCGTGATTTACACCGGCTGCGATGTGTCATAAACCATGGGGGAGATTAAATTCTCCCCTTTTAATCCTTGAAAAAGAAAGGAAAAATTTAATGCGTAAAAGTTTAACTTTACTGATTACTCTCGCCCTCGTGGTTGTCGGCGTGCAGGGATTCGCCCAGCAATCAGCTTACGAATATTGCACGACCTTCAACCAAATCAAGGCACAAGCGATTGACAGCACAGCCACTGTTTACGGAACTGCAATTAATCGTGTGGGTTATGGAAAAGCCCTGTTCGTCTATTCCATCGGGACAACTTCCGGTGCAATGACGACCGTCAGCTATAACATCACGATTCAACACAGCACCGATTCAACCACTTGGAGCACCCTTAGTTCCATTAATGGAGTCGCCCAGACTTGGGGCTTTACCGGCTCACAAGTAACGAGTGCAAATACCGTATTCAATTCTGCCTATGCCAAAGAGGTCAGCTTAAAGAATGCGAGTAAATGGATTCGGGTCAAACTGGATTACACCTACAACGGGGATACCAGTTTAACTCTCGGCACTTCCATTGTTGCGATTCTCGGAGATAAGAAATATAGACCGTAGCCTCTGGCTATGAAGCGATAAGCAGGAGGGGGAGACCGGCTTCCCCTCCAAAATGAAAGGAATAAAAATGAAAATCAGAGTAATTCCTCCGTTTGCATTTAAACTTGGGAACACCATATACAGGATGGGTTCTGAGCTTGAGGTT